GACGTTCTTCACCTTTAATTGTATATTTGGTAAAGACAGTTATATTTTGAAAAAAGTCATCACGAATCTTTGCTCTACGAAATAGATTCTTGACCCTCACATAGTCATAGACTGAATTTCTATTGGGCAATTGAGACTGGTAAAGTAGTTCTGATACTTCTCTGAAATAAGTCATTTATTATACTCCTTGAACTCCACCTGGTCCTAATACTGGTGCATTTCCTGGTCTATTTGGATCAAAATCTAGTCCAGGATTATTAGTTGGTCCTCCTGGTTGAAATGGTCTAGTTGGTGATGCTGGACCTGAAGTTCCACCTCTATCGGGTCCTGGTGGTGACACATCACCACCTCCAGTTTCTGTTTCACCTTCTTCAGATTTAAACTTCAATGAATCAAACCCAACATTATCATCAGTTTTTTCGTCATAATTATCATTATATAGTGGAGTTAGTTCAGTGAATGCCAATTGCATAACAACTGAAATTGGTTGCGAACCACCAGCTTTTTGATCCTTAAATGCCGAATAGAATCCATCCGGAGTATAATTAATTGCACATTGCTGCAATGCACAAGTTTTAATTTTTCCTATACTCTTTAAACTTTCGGCAGTTCCTTCATTAGATCTAAAGTAAATGTCGAAAACATTTGGTGCCCCAAGAAAATATGCAGCATCACCACCAGCTCTTTTTGGTGCCATTCCTTTTTTAAAAAACTTAAGAATATATCTTATATTTCTTGCCTCTTCCTCACTTCTTGGAGTCATTTTAAATTGGAACCCGAATGATCTTAACTTTGGTCCTTGGAATAATAATTCAAGGTTGGGATTGATTGCAGTTCCAGTAATTCTAGATCTGAATGCTTCTGGATTTATATTGATTCCAAATTTCTGAGTTATTGCAGCAGCAGCATTTAAGGTAAGTAATTGACGGATAGTTTCTGCTCCTGGACCACTAAAAACACCTTTAGCAGCTTCTTCCATTGATCTTTGAATTTGTTCCATATTAAAATCTGCAATTCCACCTGCTGCACCTAAAGCAGCACTACCAACCAATGCTGCCAGTGATGATAAACTATCTTCCCCCCAGGCAGTCACATTAGTTTCTGAAATATCATTTGGCATCGGAAGAACTGCTGTTCCTAGAGTTCTAGTAAATGATCTCTCTGCAGAAAATGCTCCATTTCTTATTTTATCTAAAGATAACTCTCCACCACTTAACACATCAGGAGTTTCATATCTACGTTGAACTATTACTATTCGATCCTGACCAGAATTCATTTTTTCTGGGTATTTCAAAAACTCATTGTTATATTTTCCATCTGTTTGAAAGTTCTCAGATGTTACTCCAAAGGTTGTGGGAGATCCTGCTGTTGATGGAGATGGGTTTCCAGAACCACTTTGACCTCCAGTGTCTTGATTTGGGTTTGCCCCTGGTGCATTTTCTGGTGGTGGTGGTTGAATGATTCTCCCTGGAATTTGTCCAGTAAAATAGGGACTTGGATTTTTGTCTCCAGACTTAATATCTTCATTTAAAGATTTTAAGTCTACAGATAGTGCATTTTTAATCTTATTAATGTTAGTTGCATTTATATCAAATCCAAAATTATATCCACTGTCTGCTAATTGTTGCAAACTATTGAATTGTCTTCTAACAAATCCCTGATCGTCAACAACCCTCCAAGATATTACCCCTCCTGTTTCAACTGCATATTCTAATTTTTTTGAACCATTTGTTGCTGTTGGATATAACTTAATATATCCACTTGGATTGTCTGGAGTTATGGTAGTCAACCATGGATATGTTTTTACTGGTCCATTAGGAACTTGTTGGTTTAGATCAGGTTTCCAGTTTTCATTTGCCATATCTATCTACCCCACACTTTTTCTGAAGGAATTGGTATTTCTACCCCACCCAAGTCCCGAACAAATTCTTCGATAGGTAATAGACATATGGTGTTCCATTCTGGTGTTGCAAAGTCTAAAAAAGGACTACGGACCTCTGATAATAAGTATTTATGTGCTCCTTTAGTAAACCTTGGAATTTTATTCTCAGCAAGTGAATTTGCTATTCCAATTCGTTCTTCTGGGGAATAATAATGTAGATTGACCGCAAAGAAATAATTAGGTTGAAAGTCTAAAATATATGCAAGAGGATACTTATCATAGAACGGAAGTTGTGCTCTCCACTTGGCACGATATTCCCATAACATTAAACTGAATAATTTTGGAAATCCTCTTACAATATTTTCATCTCTACCTCCCATTGCATCTGCCTCATCTTCACGTTCCTCTGTGATCAGTGAGGTTGGATTATTTTCATACTTAACGGATCTTGCAAAAAATATTTGAGAACGATACCAGTCTTTAGATCTTTCCTGACCACCTGCTTTTTGATTGACCTCTTCGAAGATTGTTCTATATGCCAAGATTATCCTCCGTAAGTATTTGGAATTTCCATCTTCGATCTAAACAAAACTCTTCTGCTGCTTTCCACTTTGCTTGATTTTTGGCATATTCCTTTACTTCATAGATTTGTTTTTGGGTGATTTTTTTACCAACCTTTGGTTCTTTTACTTGTCTTTTTGGTTTGATTTCAATTAAACTTTCTTTGATACATCCATCAGCATCTTTATACTTTATAAAAAAGTCTGGATAGTATCTATGAACTTTATTATCAATCGGAGAAATATATGGAATATGTATTTCTTCAGAGGACCACTTTAGGATATTTTCATTTTTATCACAGTAGTTCATAAATTTAAGTTCCCATAATGATCTATAAATTATATTTTTATAGTCACCAATGTACTTTTCTGGGAATGATGGTTTGAATATTCCCTTATAGGACATACATATATTATACACACTTCCAATTATTTAGATGCCAGCAAGAAGACTTTTCTATAGCACTGATGAGTTATTGCGAAAATTTAAACCGTCACTCACCAGTACATTTGACGTATTTATTGATGCGAACTTTGGAGCTGCAGATAATGACATTGTAAACTTCTCCGCATATGAAGCGGTTATTCCCGGTTCATCTTTTGAGTTGGGGCAAGTGTTTGGTGATAGGCAAGGGATAACGGAACAATATCCGACTAAAAGAGTTTATCCTCCGGTAGATGTAAGTTTTTATGTTGATATTCAATACAATGTTCTTGAATATTTCGAAAGATGGTTTAGTCTTATTAGCAATGGTCAAAATAATTTTAGATTTAATTATCCAAAATATTATGAAACTGACGTAATCATAACAAAATATGAAAGGGAATTTAGAACTGGAGATAATAAAACTGGGGGAAATAGATTGAAGGATCCGGGAAATGCCGGATCATTAATAGAACCAAAGCAACAAATAAAATATACTTTAAAAAATGCTTATCCTTCCAATTTAATTTCAGTTCCAGTATCATATGGACAACCTGATGTACTCAGAACAACAGTGACGTTTAATTATGACTATTATGATATTGAACTGAGAAGTGAGGTTGGAAATAATCCACGAAAAGTAGATAAAATAGAAAATCCTGTATCTTAAAATAGATCTAAATACTTAAACCTGAATTGTATATTTCAAAATGCCTTTACCAAAAATTGCAACTCCAAGTTATGAGTTGATTTTGCCATCTACAAAAAAGACAATTAAGTATCGTCCATTTTTAGTTAAAGAAGAGAAAATTCTTATTCTTGCAATGGAGAGTGGCAATCAAGATGAGATTACAAATGCAGTTAAAACCACTCTTAAAGATTGTATTATAACAAGAGGAATTAAAATTGAATCTCTTCCAAGTTTCGATATTGAATATTTGTTCTTGAACATTCGTGCAAAGTCTGTGGGAGAATCTGTTGAACTGACAATTACTTGCCCAGACGATAATGAAACTCAAGTTGATGTTAGGGTAAGTATCGATGAAATTAATGTGCTGATTCCAGAGGGGCACAGTTCTGAAGTTAAGATTGATGATAACATCACTGTAAAAATGAAGTATCCTTCACTCCAAGAGTTTATTGATAATAATTTTGATTTTGGTTCCCAGAACAATAGTAAGGAAGTTATTGATAAGTCCTTTGAGGTTGTTGCTTCATGTGTTGATATGGTATACACTAAGGATGAGTCCTGGTCGTCCAGTGATGTGAGTAAGAAGGAATTAATCGGTTGGTTAGAGTCTATGGATTCAAATCAATTTAAAGGTATTGAGCAGTTCTTTGATACTATGCCCAAGTTATCTCACACTATGACTATAATTAATCCAAAAACAAAAGTTGAAAACGAGATTGTCCTAGAAGGGTTATCAAGTTTTTTCGGATAATGATGAGTCATGAAGACTTAGAATCATTTTATCGAATTAATTTTGCCCTAATGCAGTATCATAAATATTCATTGACTGAGATAGAAAATATGATACCCTGGGAGAGAGAAATTTATTTAACTCTTCTTGAGCAACACATCAAGGAAGAAGAAGAGAAGGCATCAAAAAAACAGAGTCTCTAAATGGAAACCAAGGATCTTATTCAAATTAAAAAACAAAGAATAAGAGAGGAACTTGAAAAGTTAGTTCCTCCTGGTTTCCATTTGTCCCCACCTCCAAAGAATAGGGGAACTACTTATGAGAATTTAGATAAGTTTTTAGATAGAGATACTGAATTCTTGATGCAGGTTGGATATTTATATGCAACAAATAAAGATTATGATACTGCAATACAACATTTAAGATTTTTCGGTTATTCACTTTCTAACTACAAAGAAGCAGAAGGTACGGGTATATTTCATAAAGAACCAGAATTAAACAGAAACCTCGTTGAGGCTTGCGATTACCTTATTCGTTTCTACGATCTTGCCGAAATTACTATTAAGAGAATTAATGATGAAGAAGATGTAAGACTTAAGTTACTTCAACAACAGCAGGAAAAAGAAAAGGCAGCATTAGAACAATCTGAAGAGAAGAAGCAAAAGGCAAAATCATTTGTTTCTGGTGCCACGAGTTTTAGACCAGGAACAAAAGCAAAATTAAAAGTTACAAAGTTGCCTGGAATTATTCCAAAGAGAGCAGCACCTCAAGAAGTTGTGGAGGCAATATCAAAACCACAATTACAGGCACAAGAAACTGAAGAAGGAATTGGTGGTTCAAAGAGAATTGTATCTGCTCTTGGAAGATTAGCATTATCAATAGATCAAACTAACGATAATCTTGAAGCAGCACTTACTAAGATTGCGGAAGATATTGCAAATACAAAGGCAGAGAATAAGAAGGAAGTTGATGAATATAGAAAGAGAGTTGCAAATCGTGGAAGAAAGATTGGTAAGACTGAACTTGGAAGCAGTAAGGTAGATGTTTCTGGTATAGTTAAAAAATACATTGGTGGGTTCTTTACTGGTGCTGGTGGGGCAATTCGTGCATTGGCACTCTTCAATATGATCGAATCCCTTATAAATGGCAGACCATTAGATGCTTTTGGAAATTTATTGGGAATTGGTGCCACTTATCTTCCTGCTATTGGTGGATTGATTGCAGGAATGATAGGCAAAAAAGTTATTGGGGGACTACTTGGTGCTTCTAGGAGAGGTCCTGTTGCCAGGGGTGGAGTATCTGCGGCAAGAGGAGTTGGGACTGCTGCTGCAGGAATGCCTAAACTGGGTAAGTTTGGAGCAATCGCAGG